CATGTCTTTGACGGATGTGGTGAGTGCGTTGCTTGATGTCGTGATGGCTTTTGATTGGCAATTGGGGCATTTAACACTCATTAATTAACTCTCCTCAGGGTTTTGGTTTATTATAACAAAAACAAGGGGATGAACTAAGTAAGTAGTATTTTTGAATTAGGATAAAAAAACAATGAATCAAGCTAAGGTTTTTGAACTAACGCCAGCTGATAAAAAAGCTATCGCTAGAGCATTCCAACGTTTTAACGAATCGACAATATCAGCGCGTGAGGCATTGTCTTCTTTTGTAAAAGTGAGTGAAATGCTTAGGTCGGGTCTACCTTCTGTTAAAGACGCGGATAAAAATTTACGAGCTAAAAAATTAATTGTTAAACAGCCCCCGCGAGAAAGAATATCTCTGAAGAAAAAACTACACAAGTAACTAATCATCCCGTTGGGTTACGTTTTCTGCGCTCTGCTTAGAAAATCTAACCCAACCTACATTGATAAAGGGCTAAGGTTGATCAACCAACCAATCTGGCACATTAAACTTTACCACCTCTTCGCTATATTGCTCGTTTAGGGCTTCAAAGGTTCTGAGCATGGATTTAACTTCCATTTGATAATAAACCCGCATAGTTTTTTCTACATCACCAAAGCCCGCTGTGTTTTCTGGGATGATGCCTGATAAGCCTGGGGGCATGCGGTGCATGGCAAGCATTTCTTTTTCTGTGATTGATTTGATTTTGTCGTGATCATCTTTAGTGCCATGGTTACCCAGTGGGATGACTTGCACGGGTTCTTTTGCGTTGGATTTTCCAATGTTTAAATACAGAGATTTACCATTACCCAGCCCTTTTGATTCCTTCACTGCTTTGGTGATGGCATCCGAGGTGGTTTGATCTAAATCGGCATCATTGGTGACTAAAATATAACCCATGTGTGCGCCATTTTTAAGCAGTCTGCGTCTAAATAGCGTGGTATCTTCGCTAAGTAGTACCGATTGCACTCCGCCATAATACTCAGGTAATCCATAAAATGATTGTTTCGGGTCGTATTCTAATAAATGCGTGACTTCACCGGGTCTAAATTCAATATTATCACCGTCACTTTTTAACTTAATGTAATGATCAAGCGCTCTTGCGCGGCGCATGGGGAGTGCTGGCAGGTGTTGTAATTTGGTCACCGTGCCAAAGCGGTTGGTGAGGTCTTGAAAATAGCTATTGCCTGTGGCGAGATAGTCTAAAACAAAGCGCTGCATATCGGCACGTTTAAGCAAGCGCGTGGGTTGGAACAGCTCCATCACGCGGTCTTTTTTAAAATGTAAAATGGGGCCGTGGTAAGCGTTGGCACCCATGATATCGACTAAACCATTAAGATCAACCGGTGGGCTGTAATAGTCGCCCCCTGCATCAAACATCACACCTAAATAACTGGTGGGGCTGTTATTGAGTACGGATTCTGGATCGCCAAAGGTGAATGCTTGGGTGTTGTTATCTGCCATTTTTATTCCTTGTTTTTAATTTGTGCGGCATCAAATCGACGCGTATTCTTTTTTGCGGAACGGACAACTATGCTTTTTGGATTTTTAGCCTCAAAAAAATCCGCTAAACACACCCCTATGCCAATTGTTGATATATCAATGTGATTTGCATTTATTAAGCGAGCTATGGCGATAGCTATAGCGATTATTTGTGCGGCATCAAATTGACGAATAGAAACGCTTTTTTGACTCCTTAATAATCTTTTGGTAAAACAAAATTCATAATCCACGCTTATTTTTGTCGAATTATCACCTCTCGCCACATCGATACTGACAACGGTGTTCATTATTTTTGATAAAAACTTACTCACCGGATATTCAATATTCAATCCTCTATTTAAATTTTGTAAATTAACAGACCATCATCCAATAACCGCCGTCGTTTTCTTACGCGGTGCAATGGCTTCAGAATGCAGTGCGTGCATAATGCTCCATGCCACATCCGCATGACCGCTGGCATTGTTTCTGCCTGCTGAATAGGTAATTATTCCGCTATTGGTGGTGGTTTTAGTAATCATCATAAAAGCCTGTGTGATGTTTTTATTGCCTGCTTCAAACTCAAAACGGCCGTTTTCTATCACGTCAATCGCCTTCATCACCAGCTCAGTTTTAGTCTCGTTGCTGTAGTTGATGGGGGTTACGCGGCTGTAGAATTGTTCGACTAGCTCAAATAATCCATAGCCAATGCCGGTCGTATCAATACCAATCCATTTCACGTTATGGGTGTCGACAATTTCTTTAATGCGATTCGCTTGGTATTGAAAGTTTTGCCCGTGGTAATCCAGTGTTTTCAGCACTCGCCATTTATCTTGTGGGCGCAGCGGAATGGCTAACACGCATAAACTGGCGTTATCGCGCACGCGGCTGGGGTCGTAACCTAATGCAACGGGGCGATTGCCGAACGGGCGTGGGGCATTTTCTTGGTAATCAATATAATCTTTAGTGGCAAAACACGTGGATAGTATGCCGAGGTTGAATACGCTCTTTGCATCGTCGATAAACTTAGCCATAAACAAATTGGCAAAGTCGTCTTTGTTGTATTCCGCTTTTAACTCGTCTATATCAAATAAATCACAGCCTTGTTTTTCTGCATCTTCAACCGTCACGATATGGCGCCATATTTTATCCGCCCCTAATTTCCCGTCTTTTAGAGCTTTGTGGGAAATATCGAACTCTACCTTTTTATTATCTGCGCGGTTTTCATTGAATTTTTCACCGCTCCATTTTGGATAGGCTTGGTGGCTGATCGCTGAAGGGGTGCTGAAATTGGTTCTACGCCATTTTTTATGTGCTGCCATCGCACTAGACACTTTTTCTAACTTGGCGAAATTCGGAATCCAGAACACTTCATCAATATAGAGATGGCCGTGGTAACTTTGCGCGGTATTGGCATTGGTTGATAAAAACCGCAGCTCTGCGCCGTTAGACAGTTGAATCACATCCTGCCCTTTCAGTTCTACCTCAAAATGCTCTTGTGCAAAGGCGATAATGTAGGCTTTAAACACCTCGGCTTGTGATCTCGAGGCAGACATAAAGATTTGATTATCACCAGTTAAAATCGCATCGGCTAAGGCTTCAAATGCAAAATAATACGTCGCTCCAATCTGGCGAGATTTTAAGATAAAACGGTTTCTGCGGGTTTCTGGGTCCCGCATGGCTTCCCACCACTTCAACTGGTAGCCATAAAACAGATCGTTCAATACCTCCATGATCTGTGGTTCGGTAATACTAGAAATATCGTTTTTGGGTTTTTTCTCGCGTTTTGTTGATTTTTTACGCGGTTGCTTGGTTTTTGGTTCCTCAGATTCACCCTCACTACGCGATTGCTCGTAAGGTAGGGCGGTTGTTCCACTTTTTATCGCGTGTGCTTTAGCCAGCTGTATTTGCAACGTGCCGAAGTTATTAATTAATCCTGCAAATTCAACTAATTCTTGCTCGGTTTTATTCTCACGTTCGGCTAATACATTTAACCGACGTGATAACACAATCTCTACGCCATCAGTGGCTAAACTCTCTGCCCAATTACCGCTGTTTTTCCAATTATAAAGCGTGCGCTCGTCTACCTGCATTTGTGCCGATATCTCTTTAACTGTCCAGCCCTTCACAAAATACTGTTTGCAGAGGTCGACGATTTCAGGGGGGTAGCGTTTACCCGCCATGATTTTTTAAATTATTGCTATCCATGCTGCGCCTCTTTTTTGATTTCACCTTATTTTAGGTGTATTAACGCTTAAAAAAGAGTGTTACTGTTTAGCCGTTTTCCTATGGCATTCTTATAGGAATTTCAAAGGATTAAAGGGTTTGATTGGGTGGTGTATTGCTCCTAAAATTAGGTGAAATTTTATAAAAACACTTAATTTTAGGCGTGGATGTGTAATGGCTAAAGAACTGATAACGGAATGGCGAAGAATTGGGCGCAGCGGCCCTACTATTGATGGTCGTAATATTGAGCCGGAATGGTTGGAGCAAGCGGCTAAAAATTACACGAAAGAAGTGTTTTCCGCCCCGATTTGGCCTGGGCATTCGCGCTGGTATCGATTGGGAACAGTTGAGGCGTTACGATCTGCAGCGAATGATAATGGCGGTGTTGATTTGTTTGCGCAGATTGCCCCGAATGATTATTACCTGCAGGCGAATAAAGAAGGTCAGCGTTTACATACCAGCATGGAACTACAGCCTAATTTTTTAGAGACTGATGAATGGTATTTAACGGGATTGGCAGCAACAGATGAACCCGCCTCAGCCGCAACGGATGAGATGAAGTTCTCGGCACAGGGTAAAAAAGATACGCTGTTTTCTGCATTTATTGAGAATGAGCCAACCGCGTTTAACAAGGAAGAAGTACCCCACTGGTTTAAAAGCCTTTTTACGAAACCCGAAAACAATGAGGACGTTATGTCTAAGCAATTATTAGAAGAGATACAAGCCAAAGTCGTGGCATTAGAAACGAAATTGGCGGATAAAAAGCCGGTGATTAAGCCTGAAGAGCCAGCGGATAAAACTGAGCTGGAAGTGTTAAGCGCAACGGTGGTTAAGTTAAGTGAGCAGGTGAATGGCATTGCTGATGTTTTAGCGAGTGATGACAAAGAGCCCGGTAAACAAGCCGCTGAAGATTATGAAACGCTTAAAACCCAAGTGACTGAATTAAGCAGCCAATTAGCCGCCGCCTTAAAAGAAGAAAAGGGAACGGATGCCGGTGAAAACGGTGGGTCAGACTTTAAATCGGATGATTTCCAGTAATTAACCTCTCATTATAAAACGGACGATAAAAATGAATTTAAGCACCAATGCACAAGCTGTTTTAGCGCAGCATTTTGTTAATACGGCAAAATCTTACGGGCTGGCTGCGGGTAATGCGCAATCAGGGCAAAACTTTGCGGCAACTGTCACAGCAGCACAGCGAATTTATACAAAAATTGTTGAAGATGGAAACCCATTTTTAGCCTTGATTAATGTACTGCCTGTATCAGAAATGACAGGTGAAAAAGTCGGCATGAGCTTATCAGGCCGTGTTGCTAGCCGTACTGATACCAGTGCATCAGGCGAAAGAACACCTAAGCATCTTAATCAATTAGATAGCACGGCTTATGCTTTAACCGCGACAGAGTTTGATGTTGCCTTGAAATATGCCTTGGTTGATATGTGGGCTAAATTTCCTGATTTTGCAGCGCGTTATATGGCGTTAGTCAGACAGGCCATTGGTAACGATATGTTAACCATCGGCTGGTTGGGTACATCTAAAGCGGCCAATACGGTTGCGGCTGATTTATCGGATGTGAATATCGGCTGGTTACAGTTGATCCGTGTTTATAACGCAGGTTCGCAGTATTTAATCGGTAATGCGACAGCCAACTTAGCCGACTCGGTTACTTTGGGTGGTACGGCATTAGGTGGTTTTTTAAATCTGGATATTCTGGCAAAAGCGGCAAAAGAAATGCTGCCGATTCATCACCAAAACCGTGATGACCTCGTGTTGCTGGTGGGTTCTGATGTGCTGTCTTATCAGCAAGATACGTATTATGAAGCGAACGGCAATACACCGACTGAAAAAGCGATGTTATCCGGCAGAATTACCAAGGCTTATGCAGAAATGCCAACGATGGTGCCGCCATTTTTCCCGCAAAGCAGCTTATTGATTACGCCATTAAGCAATCTGTCGATTTATTATCAAGATAGCTCTGTTCGCCGTCTGCAAAAAGATAAACCTGAGAAGAATGAAGTACAAGAATTTAACTCAGTGAACCAAGGGTACGTGGTTGAAGATGAAGAAATGACCGCGTTTATTGAAGGCATCACTTTTAACTAATCATTATGAGCCGAATTAAAGAGATTAAAGCCGCTCAAATTGCAGCGGCTAAGGAACGTGGGGAAGACACCCCTCACGTCAACCCCAAATCTGTCGATGCAGTGGTCAGTAATAAACCGCTTAACCGATTGCAGAAAATCAAACTCGCCCAAATTGCTGCAGCTGAAGAAAAGGGGGAAGACCATCCGTATATGATCGGTGTCGATATGGCATCGGGAAAAGATACATCGGTTGTTTCTCATGCACCCAGCACTTTAGAAAACTATCAAATGGCCTTAGCGATTGATCTGGAAAAGATCAAAGCCGCAACTGACATCCCTGAAAAAATTCGTATTAAGGCGACTGTTTTACAGACCTACACGGATTTTACTAACGACTATATTGAACAAGGGCATAACTACCCGAACGATGTGGCCGTGCAGGTGATGATCTGGCAATTAGATGCAGGTGATATTGAAGACGGATTGAATTTAGCGTTTGTATTGATTGAACAAAATCAACGCATGCCGCAGAAATTTGACCGCAACATGGAAACCTTTATCTGTGACTTTGTTTACGATTGGTCTAGCGAGCAATTAAAAGCAAAACACAGTGCCAGCCCGTATTTAGATTCGGTGGTTGCTGTGGCAGCTGATTGGGATATCCCTGTTGTTTGCTTAAGTAAAGTTTTGGTGATGTTAGCAAAACACAAAGAACAGGCGGGTGATTACCAGCGTGCATTTGATTTGTGTGTCGCGGCTGAAACCATCAACCCAGAAAAAGCAGGGGTTAAAGGCTTAAAAGCCAACTGTGAGAAACATTTAAAACCCGCGTAAAGCGAAAGCTTTGCACTTTTACCCGCTCCTCAAGCCCAGGGCTGGCAATCACTACTTTTAACACGCTGATGCGTTGTTTAAAACTAGCTGTTTGTCCTGGCACTACTTATAGAAGGTTGTTATGAAAATACGTTTATCTCCCTTGTTTTTAACACTGATGATGGCAGTGGCTCCGCTGGCATTAACCGGCTGTTTAGAAAATTACCAATTTGGCGATATCACCCGCTTTACCGTGCATGAACTGGCAGAACTCGAAAAAGCACGTGTGCAGTATTGTGATATTAACAGTAGCTCTTTAACTCGTGACGCGGCTTTGATCGCTATCCGTAGCAAAGTATCAGACTACCCAGAAAACGGGATTTGTACTGCGCCTAAAATAACTGATTACGCAGAAGAAAAAGACAGTTATTTCCGCGTTGAGAAACCTTATTACGACATTCGCGCAGGCCCACGAGATCCCTTTTTAACCACGCATCTTGCCCTTTA